AGCCGCTTTTGCCTTAATTGATACAATGAAAGGTTCAGCTATACCAATTAAAACTGTTGGACTAGGATTAATTGCATCTTGTGGTGTATTAACATTTATGGCAGGACATAAAGGAAAAAGAGTTATTACTCCAAATACATCAATACTATCGCATCAGTACTCATGGGGGTCTGGCGGTAAAGAACATGAATTATTTGCAAGAGTTAGAGAGTTTGAACTTTCTACAGAACGTATGTTGGCACACTATAAGGCTTGTACAGGTATGTCTGAAAAAACAATCAGAGAAGTTTTATTACCACCACAAGACGTTTGGTTATCTGCCAAAGAAGCTGTCAAGTATGGTATTGCAGATAAAGTAGTAAAGGTATATTAAAGGATAAATTATGTCAAGAACATTAAACAATGAGCAAATTGCAAAGCTCAAAAATACAATACAAGAAGGCTGTAATATAAAACAGCAATCACAAGATCTAAATGAAGCCATGACAGATCTTGTAAAGACAGTAGGTAAAGATATGGACATAAAACCTTCTGTATTAAAAAAAGCAATAAGTGTTGCCTTTAAAAACAACTGGCATGACACAGTCGCTGAGCAAGATGATTTAGAAAGTATATTGATTGCTACAGGGAGAATACAAGGAAGTAACTAGTGAGTAAAAGAGAAAGAGCTCTTATTATAATTTTGGTTGCTGTAATGGCTCTTTCAAATCTGTTTATATCTTATCAAATAATAGATCTACAAAGTACAGTAACACATTTATTTGAAAAAGTTTATATGCATGAAGCAATTTTACAGATACTAGACTTATTTCAAGGAAATAGAGGAGTAGAAACAAATGCAAGTATCACTCGTTGATAAAATGGGTTCGGATTTGACAGTAGTAAATGCCGCTAGAGTGTCGTTTGCAAAAGAGTCAGAATGGGATACAATTACACCATCGGGTAAAACACCCGGATTATTACAAGATAAAGATGAAAGATTAATTAAGTATCTTGCAACACATGAACATTGGTCACCTTTTGCACATTGCACTTTGCAATTCAGAATAAAGGCTCCTGTATTTGTAGCAAGACAGTTAGTAAAACATCAAGTTGGGTTAGCTTGGAATGAAGTATCAAGAAGGTATGTTGATGATGATCCAGAATTTTTTATTCCAGATAATTGGAGATTAAAAGCTGAAGATAAAAAACAAGGTAGTAGTAATGAAGCAATTGAATTTGATGTATCAGAATTAATTGGTCATGCTTGTGATACATATGATAGAATGCTTGAAGCCAATATTGCTCCAGAGATGGCAAGAATGGTATTACCACAAAATATGATGACAGAATGGTATTGGAGTGGAACGTTATATGCCTTTGCCAGAGTTTGCAACTTGAGATGTGCAGATGACACCCAAGCTGAAACAAGAGTAGTAGCAGACTTGATTGATGAGTTAACCGAAAGAGAATTTCCTACATCATGGAAATACTTGCGAAATGATAAAAAATAAGTTATAATGGTGAACTATGGCACAATATAAAGAAAAAGTAAAAGACTATTCAGCAGACTTACAGAAACTCTTTATTGAGTTTATGATTACTGATCCATCACTTTATGTAAGAGTAGCCAATATTACAAGAACAAAATTCTTTGTAAAAAACTTGGCGCCAGCAATTAAATTTATTTGGGATCATTCTAGAGAGCATAATGCAGTTCCAACAGTAGAACAAATTAAAGCAGAAACTGGTGTTGAACTAAACAAAGTTCCAGATATAGATGACAGGCATAAAGAATGGTTCATGAAAGAATATGAAACATTTTGTAGACACAAAGCATTAGAGATAGCAATTATTGATTCAACTGATTTATTAGAACAAGGTGATTATGGTGTTGTAGAAGAAAAGATCAAAAATGCAGTACGCATTGGATTGACAAGAGATTTAGGTACAGAATATTTTTTAGATCCCAAAGCAAGATTGTTAGCACTTAAAGATAATAATGGAACAATAAGCACAGGCTGGAAAGGATTAGACAAAAAACTGTATGGTGGATTTAACAAAGGTGAATTGAATATATTTGCAGGACAATCCGGTGCAGGTAAATCTTTATTCTTGCAAAACTTGGCATTGAATTGGGTAATGACAGGACTTAATGTTGTATATTTTACTTTTGAATTGAGTGAAGAACTATCAGCAATGAGAATTGATTCTATGACAACTGATATTCCAACAGGTGATATATTTAAAAAGATTGATGATGTTGACTTACAAGTTAGAATGGTAGGTAAAAAAGCAGGTAAGTTACAAGTTAAATATTTGCCAAGTGGAGTTAATGCAAATGATTTAAGAACATATATTAGAGAATATACAGTACAGACAAACATTAAAGTTGATTGTATTTGTGTTGACTATTTAGATTTGTTAATGCCAATATCAAAAAGAATTGCGCCAAGTGACTTATACATTAAAGACAAGTATGTTGCAGAAGAACTAAGAAATTTAGCAGTAGAGCTTGAAGTTCCACTAGCAACAGCATCGCAGTTAAACAGAACAAGTATTGAAGAAATAGAGTTTGATCAATCGCATATTGCAGGTGGTTTAAGCAAAATACAAACAGCGGACAATGTTATTGGTATTTTTACATCAAGAGCAATGCGTGAACGTGGAAGATATCAGTTACAGTTAATTAAAACAAGATCATCTGGTGGTGTTGGATCAAAAATTGATTTAGCATTTGATGTTGATAACTTGAAAATTACTGATCTTGATGATAGTGAAATTGAAGATACAGTAGCTACATCTTCATCAAACGTATTAGATAATATAAAGAAAAGAACAAGTACAGTAAGCAATAGATCTGAAGGTGCTCAAGTAGTTGAAAAAGTAGAAGAAGTAGCAAAATTAAGAGATTTGCTTAAAAGCAAAAAATCAGCATTTGACAGCGAGGATTAGTACCTGTTAAAATTATCTTTATATAATTATAAATATATAAAGAAGGTACATTTATATTATGAAAAAGCAGTCAAGATCCATATTAGATGAAATTAATGAGTCTTTTCCCAAAAGAAATCTATCTCATGTAGTAGAATCGCGTGGTTCACACGTGATTAATTCTGCTATCAATTTGGTGAATCTAATTAATGAAAATTTTAGCGAAGATATTGCTAATGATCTTACTAGAAGATTACTTAACAGTATTAAATCTGGTGATCCAAACAAGTTTGAAAGAGGTATACGTAAGGTAGATAAGCATGAAGATTAATGAACTAGATCATATTAAAGAAGATCTTAATACACATCTTACTCACCTAGAAGACCTCAGTTTGTTTAAAGGTAAACCAGGTGCCGCAGATGCCATTCAAACTTTAAACTCTTTAGCAGATATGCTAAAAGGTCACTCAAATAAAAAAATTAATATTACAACAAAATGGGATGGTTCACCTGCAATAATTTGTGGTACTGATCCTAAAGATGGCGAATTCTTTGTAGGTACAAAAGGAGTATTCAACAAAAATCCAAAATTAAACAAATCAATTGATGATGTTGAAACAAATCATGCTGATCAAAAACAAGGTGATGAGCTTAAAGATAAAAGTGGTTTAAGAGCAAAATTAAAACTAGCATATGAACATTTAAAAAAGTTAAACATTAAAGGAGTATTACAAGGCGACTTAATGTTTACACAAGGTGATATACAAACAAAAAGTTTTGAAGGTAAATCTTATATTACATTTAAGCCACAACTACTTACATACGCAGTACCATCTGATTCTGATTTAGCAAAAAAAATGATGTCAGCAAAAGTTGGTATTGTATTTCATACAAAATATGAAGGCGAAAGTTTAGAAGATATGAATGCATCTTTTAATATTGATTTATCAGATCTTACACCAACACCAGATGTTTGGTTTGATGATGCATATATCAAAGATGTTTCAGGAATGGTTAATTTTACAGAACAAGAATACAAACAAGTAAAAACATCAATTGAACAAGCAAACACTTATTATAAATCAATTGGTAATGCATTTCAATTTTTAGATAGTACTGAAGCTGGTAAAAATTTAAAAGATATTATTGCCGCAAACATGAACAATAATATTAAGCAAGGTGTTATTGAACAAGATCCTACAAAATTTTATAATTCATTTGTAGAAGATTACAAACGAAGAGCCAATGATGCAATAGCAAAATTAAAAACAGGTCCAGAAGGTCCTGCAGGACAAAGAAAATTAGCCGCACTTGAGCAAGGGCTACAGTTTTTAGATACTAACAATCAGAACTTACAAAGTTTTTATTCAATGTGGTTAAAGTTAGGTGCAATTAAAAATGCTATCTATCAAAAAATAAGAAATATAAAAGCCATAGATACTTTTGATGAAGTTGACGGTGAGTTAAAAGTTAGTGACCCAGAAGGTTTTGTTGCAGTTGATCGTATTGGTAACGCAGTTAAAATTGTAGATAGATTAGATTTTTCAAGAAAAAATTTCAATAAAGAAGATTTAGAATTAAATTTAAATTTATTAAATGA